CTGTACCAATTAACCTTTACCTGTTTACCAGTACAAGTAAGAGTTACTTAGGTACCTTATACGTACCTTACTTAAGGAGTCACATGGCAACAGCATATAAAATTTTAGGTCAAGTAGACACAGCAACACTTGGTGCTACTACCGAAGGAACCTTATTTACCTCGACAGGTGTTGAGACAATTGTTTCTTCATTAATCATTACAAATCAAGCAGCATCCTCTGCAACGTACCGCATTGCTGTTCAACCTTCTGCAGATGCTGGCTCAAGTGCAACTGCAAAGCACTGGATTGTCTATGGCGCAACAGTTGCAGCCTCAGACTCAGTTGTCCTAACTGTAGGATTAACTCTTGCTGCTGGTGATCGTGTTCGTGTCTTTGGTTCAACAAATACAATGTCATTCTCAGCGTACGGAAGTCAGATCTCCTAATGGCAATTCGGAAGGCTAGTGACTCTAATTTAACTGGCAAGAAGTACAACGATGCTTCTGCTGGTGCCACAAAAATTGCAGATGTTCCAGATGCTCCAACAATTACGGGTTCGCCTACACGAATCCACCAAGGAGCCACAGTACCCTTCACTGCGCCAACCACAGGTGGAACTCCTACTGAGTTCACTATTGAAGCGTCACCTGGCAATGTAAGTGCAACTGGTGCAACTTCTCCAATTCAAATTCAAGGATTAACTGCAGGAACTGAATATACCTTTAGAATTAAAGGATCCTCTACGGGAGGTCCTGGTATACGTTCTTCTGCTAGTAATGCAATCACAGCAGCAAATGCTTCGTATGTATTAGCAAGTACATATAATTCAAGTGATACTTACACAGTTCCTTCAGGAGTATCTGAAGTAACAGTCTTTTCATTTGGAGGAGGAAGTGGTGGTAGTGCTGGCGGTGCTGGCGGTGCAGGTGGGGCGGGCGCTGCTGGAATAGTTCCAGTTACTGCAGGAAGCACCTATAGTATTGGTGTTGCTGCGGCGGCTGGTACTTCAAATTTTGGTAATGCTCTTTCTAGTAATGCTGCTGGAAATGCTACTTCAAAAAATGCTGGTAACGGCGGGGGCAATGCTGGTAATAATGGTTCACCAGGCGGTGCTGGTGGAAATATCAACAAGAGTGGCATCACACTTTCTTACGGCGGTGGCGGTGGCGGTGCTGGTAATGGTGGCACTGCTAATCCAGCAAATGAATGGAATGGTTTTGGTATAAGTGCTGGCGGAAACGGTGGCGGCGCTGGCGGCGCTCCGTATGGTGCTGCAGGCGGTAGTGGTGGTACTGGATACAATAACTGTTGTCCACACTCATTGGGAGGATCTCCTGGTTCTGCAGGAGGAACTGGTCAAGCCCGTGGCGGTGGCGGTGGCGCTGGCGGTAATGGTGGCCGTAATAACTTTGGTGGCCCTGCTCCTGGTGCACAGCCTGGTGGTGCTGGCGGTACAGGTCAAGTAATTGTTTATGAATATAAGGTGGTGTAGTTGATGCCAAATTACGCTTGTATAAAAGATGAAACTGTTGTTAATATTTTAGTCTTTGAGGAAGATGCAGTGGAACTTAAAGAACAAATTAGACTAGAGTTGGATTATGACTTATTGGTTGATATCAATGATCAACCTGTAGTTGTAGGAGATGGGTACGTTAACTCAGACTTTGTTCTAAGTAATCCTATTCTAGAAGATGATGTAACAGTTATTGAAGAAGACCCTAATGCACCTGTACGATTAACAGGAGTTCCTTACATTCCTGAGTAAATTTAAACTTCTATTAATTGTAGTTTAAACTGTACTTGTAGTATTCTTTAGTACTGCCACAATAGGGAGCAATAATGGAAATACTTTTTACAAATACATATGATGTTCCAAAAGAATACGAACCAAAACCAGCCAGTGCTTTTATACCTGATTGGTATAAAAACATGCCTTCTTATTTAGGAAATAAAAAGTTACCTTCAGAAGACGGTACAACTGCTTCAAGTTTAAAAAGATGCATGCCTGTTTTTGATTCGTTAGTTAGTGGTTATATAATTACATCATATACTGACGTATACATCTCTCAAAGAGAAGTTGTAAAACATGAACCTGGAAAAGAAGAAGTTATTGAGGGGTATGTTCCATGGTACCAATGGCCTAGTTTTAATGCTATTGAATTTCATCCGCAAACTCAAGCACCTGGTTATGTTAATCAACATGCTATGCCAAAACACACATCTTATCCAAAGTGGATAAACTCCTGGGCTGTAAGGACGCCCAAAGGATACTCGTGTTTGTTTCTTCCACCAGTGCATCGTGAGTCTGAGTTTTCTATTTTACCAGGCATAGTTGATACTGACTCTTATTTTGCTCCTGTTAATTTTCCATTTTACTTACATGATTGGGGTTATGAAGGAACGATCCCAGCAGGAACCCCGCTTGCTCAAGTAATCCCCTTTAAAAGAGATAATTGGCAAATGAAGATTACAAATGAAGAAGATGACACTTTTAAAGAAACCTTTAAAATAATTAAGGGGTTAAAAACTGTGTTTTTTGATTCATACAAAAATAGGTATAGACAAGAAAAAATATATAAATAGAGGATAATCTCCACTATGCGTGGCTCCAAAGTCCAAGGACGATTTAAGATAGGGTTTGAAACCCTCTCTATGGATGAGGGCATGGTCGATGAACTTCGTGATCCTATTGGAACTATTGTTGACTGGTGGACTTGGGATGATGCAGCCCTTGCTGCAGACTACGCAAATTATGTAGATCCAGTTTATGATGTGTCAAATCAAGATCCTACTAAAGGTCGTAGATGGAGTGACCCATTTGATTTGCCTGTAATTTTGGCGCAGTTAATTCGTGGTACAAACATCATGAATGAACGAGGATTTTACGTAGTAGATACTCTGCGCCTTGTAGTTTCTGTAGCAGATATAAACAGACTTATTCCAGCAATGGTGACTGATCCAAATCAACACATTAAGGATCGTGTCGTATTCCAAGATCAAGTATTTGTCCCTACAAGAGTCTTACCTCGTGGAAGATACGCCGAACGTTATTCAGTAGTAACTATAGACTGCAACCTAGTCAACTCAGAGGAATTAGTAAACGATCCTCAGTTCCAAGCATACGCAAACTAGCCTTGGGAAATTTTGAGGAGTTATTAGACCCATCTCTCTTTGAGTTTGATGCGGTAGAATTAGGTAACCAAGTAGAAGAGGATGATGATGGCAACTAAAAAAGCAAAAGGCAAAGTTGAAAAGGTTATGAAGGAGTACAAAGAAGGAAAGTTGCACTCAGGCAAAAAGGGTCCTGGTAAAGGCCCAGTTGTTAAATCAAAGAAGCAGGCTGTTGCTATTGCAATGAGCGAAGCGGGAATGTCAAAGAAGAAAAAGAGTAAGTAATGGCTAGACGGCGCAGGAACATTGGAGCAAGGGCTGGTAAACAGCCACAAAAGAATATTCAAACAAATGTTACTGAGAGTAAGTATGAGTCTGGCGGTGCGGGATTAAAGAGAAAGAAGGGCGGCATAGTGAGAAGACCTAAAGCCCCAATTCGTTATAAGCATAAGAAGTCGGTGACCTAATGGCTGATAAGAAGAAGGAAGAGAAGCCAGTAACTCTTACTACTGGTATTCCTGGAAAGAAAGCCAAGGTAGTTCATAAAGTTTCTAAAAATAAAAAAGGCGACGTCATTGTTGATCACACTAATACAAATCAAGGTAAGTGGGATAAAATCAATCTCACAAAAAAGGGTGGATCAAGAACCATAAAGCAGGGCGTAAAGGCCGTGCAGAAATTCCACAAGAGCAATGCTCATAGAAGTCAGGGAAGATAATGGCAAAGACAGCAGCGTGGCAACGTAAGGAAGGCAAAAATCCAGAGGGTGGATTAAATGCCAAAGGTCGTGCCTCATATAAACGTGAGACTGGTGGAACATTAAAGCCTCCCGTATCTGCTAAGCAAGCAAAGAAGTCTAAGAAGTCTGCAGCCCGTCGTAAATCATTCTGTGCAAGGATGGGTGGAATGCCAGGACCTATGGAAAAGAATGGTAAGCCAACTCGTAAAGCATTAGCATTAAGAAAGTGGGATTGCTAGTGGCTTGTTGGGAAGGTTACGTTCAAAAAGGTTTTAAGATGAAGAATGGTAAGAGAGTTCCTAACTGTGTACCAAAGAGTGGAGGAGTTAAGAGTGCCAAAAAAAGCAGCAAAACCAAAGTCAAAAGTAAATGAGGCTGGTAATTACACCAAGCCTGGAATGCGTAAGAGTTTATTTAAAAAGATAAAGGCTGGAACTAAGGGCGGAGATCCAGGAGAGTGGTCTGCTCGTAAGGCTCAACTTCTTGCTGCTGAGTATAAGAAGTCAGGCGGAGGTTATAAGAACTAAGATGGCTCTTGCAAAATCACAACAATCCCTGAAGAAGTGGGGCAATGAAAAATGGCGCACTTCAGATGGAAAAGAATCTAAAGGCAAAAAGCGTTACCTACCAGACAAAGCGTGGGATACTCTTACTCCTTCAGAAAAGGCTGCTACCAACCGTGCTAAAGCAGAAGGCAATAGCAAGGGAAAGCAGTTTGTAAAACAACCAAAAACAATTGCCAAAAAAACGGCAAGACATAGATAGGAAAAGCCAATGTGTGCAGCATGTGGATGTGGTAAGAAAAAGGGTCAGCCAGGATTCGGTAAGGGTCCAAAAGCCAAGCCAAAGCCAAAGGGTAAATAATGTGCGCTACCTGTGGCTGTATGCAGCCTAAGAACAAGCATGGAGAGAAGACTCTAGCCGCTGCTAATAAGAAGTATGCTAAGAAGAAGACAGATAAGAAAAAGAAGGACAAAAAATAATGGCTCTTAAGTGCACCATGAATAACTGCAAGTGCAAGTGTTCCACTTGCCAGAAAGGTAAGTAATGAAGAAGTCACTAAGCCCTAAGCAAATGAAGATTGCTGGTGCTGCAAAGCCTGCTGATAAAATTACTGGCGCAGATTTTAAGGCGCTAAAGAAGAAGAAGAAAAAGAAAATCGTCTAATATCAACAAAAAGAAACAAGTAGTTAGGCCCCGAAAGGGGCCTTTCTTCTTTATCATTGCTATATCAGAACACCGCTGCGGTGCCTGAATACTGTTCCCACAGGTTGCGATAAAGGGGTTATTTATTATGGCTTACAAGCCTTGGTACGAACAAGCCGCTGAGATTAATAATCAAGGCGAACGTGAAGAGTTTATTCGGGGTGTGTTTGGATTCCGCCCTAAAGAAAAACGTCCCGCTATCGCATCGCTAATTGCAGGTACAACCGCAGCCTATCTTGCTGGTGCTGTCTACGTTGCTTCCAAAGCAAAAGCGAAAGCGAAGAAAAAGAAGTGACCTACCTAAAAAAAGCCAGAGAGTCTTTAAATAAAGCCAGTGTAGAAACTACAAGGTTCATGGGCGCTCATTTACGATCAGAGGCTAGAGCATCAGGTTGGCCTGAAAAAATTGTAAGAAACCTTCATGTCCGTCACTCTGATGGCGCTTTCACTATTCATGGCAACCCAACCCACAAGACAGAGATCTTAAATCTTGAGTATGGAACTCCAGATACTCAACCAACTGCTGCTATGCGTCGCTTTAACAATCGTCAACAAGAGGCTGAGAAGTTTATGTTAGCCCGCACCATGCAGCATATGGATGGTTACCTATGACTTTCCTCTTAGAAGAAGATGAAGCATTAAGAGATTTGTTAAAAGAGATGACTGTTACAGATCAGAAGGCCTCTTCTGCTACGGCAAAAACTATTACAAATAGAGCGCTTAGTTCCAATGTAGTTACAATAACTACATCTACAGAACATGGCTTTGAAGTTGGAGACACAGTTACTATTGCTGGTACTGCAACTGCCTTTAATGGCACCTACAACATTACATTAATTCCAACTCCTACTACATTTAAATATGCAAAAACAAATGCAAACATTGCAAGCGTTGCTTCAGGTGGCACTGCTACACCAGGTACTACTAGAAAAGTAGGAGTCTGGTTTGGACAACCTGACCAGGAAATTCGTGCTCAGTCATACCCTTACATTACTATTGATATGGTCGATATCTCTGAAGACTTCTCCCGTGCTATGAGGGGCAAGGTAAAGCCAGCGTATTTAACTAACCCAACAGTCATTGGCGAAAGTACTGCTTGGGATAATGATGAACACAACTGGGAAATTAACTATCCAATTCCTGTAAATATTGATTACCAAATTACTTCATACTCTCGTCAACCACGTCATGATCGTCAAATTTTATCTCAATTGTTATTTACAAAAGTTCCACTACGGTTTGCTGTGTTAAACACAGGGCCAAATACTGTATTTGGAACTACTCGTCGTTTAGACGTTCTTGATATATCTAAGAGAGATATTACTGAACAAGGAAAACGACTGTTTGTAAATGCTATGACAGTCCGTGTCTCTTCTGAGATTGCGCCTGAAACATATAACAATCTGTACAAAGTGTTGCAAATAAACGTCACAGGTACAACTGGAAGTCAGACCCTTGGTCGCTCTCAGTTCACTACCATCGATACGTACACTCAATCGGCACCATAAGGTCCCTCCCCCAAACTAGTTAGGAGAAAAAATGGCTTATAGCCGTCCAGGTGTTTACATAAGTGAACGCCTACTACCACCAGTACTCCCAAGTGGAGTTACTGCAAATGCTGCTGGCGCAATTGTTGCACCTTTTGCACAAGGCCCAGAAACAATAACCCTTGTTAATTCTTGGTATGAATTTACCAAGTACTTCGGAGGTTACAACGCAACCTATCCAGCCACCTTCCAGGTTGGTTTGTTCTTTAGTAATGGTGGACGTGAACTCTATGTTCAACGTCTGCTTGCGGCTAACGCTGTTGCTGCTTCTAGGAACTTAACAGATGGTGGCGGTGCAACTGCTGCTACTGTTACCTCAAAGAACGCTGGAACAGATGGTAACAACCTTCGTGTTGTATTGACTGCTGGTCAAGTTGCAAGCACTTATACACTTACTCTTTACAAGGAGTCTGGTGTAGCAAATGACATTTCTGATGACATCTTACTTGAGCGTTATGAAAACATCGTGTTTGATGATACTACTTCAAGTGATTATGCTCCAACAGTAATTAACACCGTTTCACCAAACATTACAGTATCTGTTGCTGGTGGTTATGCTGGTGCATCTATTACTCTAGCAACCTACCCACTAACAAGTGGTTCAAATGGAACTGCTACAGCATCTACTGATTACACTGCATACAAAGGAACTGCTAATTCAGTGTTTGAAAGATTTACTTCTCTTGACCGTCCACTAGTACTATTCCTACCTGTTGCAAATGCATTAGCATCTGGAACAGTTGGAGTATTTGATGCAGCAACCTCTTGGGCAGAAGAAAATAATGGCTTTGTTGTTATTGGAACTGACGAAAACTTAACAGTAGCAAATGCCGTTTCTTTTGCTGGATCTCTTACTGATACAAGCAACGCTGCTGTCTACTATCCAAACGTGTACATCTCTGATCCACTAGGACGTAGTAGTGGCGCTCTTCGTCTTATTGAGCCTACTGGCGCAGTTGTTGGTCTTTACCTATCAACAGATGCAAGCCGAGGCGTATTCAAGGCTCCTGCTGGTATCTCAACTCCAGTGCTAGGAATCGTTTCTGTAGAAAAAACATTTACATCTACAGAGTTAGATACTATGAATGCAAGTACTTCTCCAGTAAATCCAATTCGCCAAATTCCTGGTGCTGGTCTTTCTGTGATGGGTGCTCGTACATTAAAGCAAGATGGAACTGCAAACAAGTATGTAAACATGAGACGTTCTTTAATTTACATTCGTAAGAATCTAAAGAACCTAACAGAGTTTGCACTATTTGAAAACAATGACGAAAGATTGTGGGCCCGTATTAATACTAATATTGGTTCCTTCTTAAGTGAATATCGCAATCAAGGTGGTCTTCGTGGGGCAACCCAAGCACAGGCTTACTTTGTAAAGTGCGATGCAGAGAACAACTCAGATGCAGATATTGCAAATGGTGAAGTTCACATTCAAGTTGGTGTTGCTCTTCAATACCCAGCAGAGTTCATCGTCATCGACCTCAGCCAAAAGACGCTGAACTAATCCGAAGGAGATAATAAATAAATGCCTACAATCATTAATAATCGGTCAAGTTTAATTACCGATCCATTACGTAACTTTAGATTTTTAGTTACGTTTAAACCTATCCCAACAGCAAGTACTGCAACAACAAACTTGGCTGCAGCCACTACTTTTGGATTTACTTCAATCTCTGGAATGGCGGTTACAACCGACTCTATTCCTTACCGTGAAGGTGGATATAACACCACTGTTCACCAGATTCCAGGGCAAACAACTTTTGCTCCTATTACATTACAACGTGGTGTAATTCTTGGAACTAATCAAAACTATGAGTGGATGCGAAACCTGTTTGCTACAGTACAAGGTGGAGGAACTACCCGTGGTAAAGAGCAGAACTTCCGTTGCAACTTAGAGATTCAGGTACTGTCTCATCCAATTCCATCAGCGGGTGAAACTCCTCAGAATACTCCATCAGCAACCGATCACATAGCAATGCGTATCGAAGTCTATAATGCATGGCCAACCGCTGTAGCATACTCAGACCTAAACGCTGGTGATAACGCTTTACTTGTTGAACAGATGACCTTAGTACATGAGGGATTCAACATCAATTGGGCAGCATCTCTAGCAACTAGCGCACCAGCATTTACCGCATAATCTAACAAAGGATAACAATGACGAACACCATTAGTGCAGCGGCTAACCCCGCATTAGCAAATCAAATGTTAAATAAGGCGTTAACTGAAACGCCAAAAGAAAGAATGCCTGAAATCGTATCTCCTTCAGATACAACTGTTGAACTTCCTGGCGGCTATATAAACGCCGCTGGGGAGGTCATCAGAACTGCAGAGGTTCGTGAACTAACAGGTAAAGATGAAGAGATTATTTCTAAAACTAACAACTTAGGTAAAGCAATTTTAACTATCTTACAATTAGGAACCGTTAAAATTGGTAATGAACCATCTAGTGATAAGTTATTAGATGAACTTTTAGTTGGCGATAGAGATGCTATCTTACTTGGCATTATTAAAGCCACCTTTGGAACCACAGCAAAACTTCCAATATTCTCAGATGGCGAACAGAAGTTTGTTGAGATCGATCTTAACAATGACATTAAAACTAAATTCCTAACAGATCCTGTAAATGAACGCATGTTTATTGTTAAAGGTAAGACCGTCGAATACACAGTAAAACTGCCCAACGGAGTTGTTCAAAGAGAAATGATTAACAATGCAGATAAGACTCCTGCAGAACTAAGTACTCTTGTTTTAGAAAATACTTTAGTTCGTATAGGAGAGAATCCTGTATACAGCAAAGCACAAGTGCAAGCACTTAGCGTTGTTGATCGTAGAACGATTATTGAAGAGATAAACAAACGAGCCCCTGGGCCACAGTTTGAAGACATAGTTGTTACAGACCCTGACACAGGAAGTGAGGTAACGGTTCCTATTAATTTAGGATCCTTATTTCAATTCTAATGTAATTAGTTATCTCAGACTATTTTCCGAATGGTCTGCGTTATCTGAATACTACGATGGATGGTCTTTATCTGAGATAAAAGGTTTATCTCAAAGAGAGAGAAGCAACTGGCTAGAGGTTGCAAGAGTGCGATATGAAAGGATGAGTAATGGCTAAAGATCCCGTATCGCAAATTTCTAATGTAAACGCTGGTCTAGATCAGACTCTAAAAAAACTTAATGCCTTTGAATCTATTCTTAAAAGGATAGGTGGGGTTGCAACAAAGTCTCTAGACTCAGTAAGTCGAATCCTTATGCCAAGTGTTGGCATGGGTCCTGGATTAAATTTAGGAACTAACAACGCTCAATTTAGTAATGGCGCAGGTGGTACACCTGCAGGTAGTAGCACTAATGCAATGCCTTGGATTTATTCAAAGCCAGGTGCTGCTGGTGTTGCTGGAGTTCAACTTGGATTAGGTCTTGCAGGAGCAGCCTACGGTGCAATGCCAGATCTTGGTATGACTGTATCTCGTGCAACTGGCTTCTACCAGAGTTCACTACGTACTGGTGGAATGATGAACCGTGCAGGAGTTGCTGCGGCCACCTTTAGTGCATTAGGTGGTGGCATAACTGGAGTTGGAGATGATGTAGCCGCAGCGGCAATGCTATCTCAGGGTTATAACTTTATGCCAGGAACATCTTCGTTTAATAGAATGATGCGTGAAGTTGGCGGTGTTGGTCGTTACTTTGGAATGCAGAATGCTACTGCTGCTCAGGCCATTGGTGGATTACGCACTGGAAGAATGGGAGCACAACTTTATCAGTTTGGTATAAATACAACTGATCCAAATACAGGACAACCTCTTTCTACAGAAGCAATTGCTCAACAACTCTATGGTCGTATGACTATGGGTGGAAGAGTAAACCCAACCGCTGAACAAATGGCAACAAACTTACGAGCAGGTTTTGGCTCAGTAGATATGCAGATGTTCTCTCCAGAACAACGAGCCATATTAGAACCAATGCTTATAAACATGGCTGCTGGTAAACCCCTAGGTGATTTAGCAACTCTACCATTTAATGCTGATAATCCATTAAATGCACAAATGAAACTTGCTACCTCAATGACTTCTTTAATGGAGCGTGGTACTGAGCCAATGATTGCTGGCTTTGAATCAGCAGCAAATGCAGCGGCTGCATTAAATGCACAATTAGAAAAATTGCCAGATGGATTTTTTAAAACAAAAGGATTTGTTCAAGGACTTTCAAATACAAATGCTGGAACCGCAATTAGTGGCGTTGTTTCAGGAATTGCTGGAGCAGCAGGCACATTGTTGGCTGCAAAAGGTGTTAGAAGTGCATTTGCCGCTGCTGCAGCACGCTCAGGTGCAGCAGCAATGGGCGGAGCCGCAGCGGCTGGAGGCAATACAGTTGTTTCTGGGGTTACCGCTGCTACTGCTGCAAGGGCTGGACTATCAACGGCTGCAAAACGCATACCTATTCTTGGTGGGGCTATATCAGGTGCTACTGGTCAAGGATTTTTAAGCACTGTTGGTATCGGTGCTGCTGCTGGCGGAGTTGGTGGAGCCCTATTTGGTGGAGTTGGCGCAGTGCCTGGAGCAATTGCTGG